CGACGTTTACGCATTTACTAGACGAGATATGTCCGTTAAGGTAGAGACATTGAACAAGGATGAGAGCGGTAGCCCCCGTCAAATCATGGGGGCCCAACCCGAGTTCGTCGCCCTCGTCGCCCCTTTCATGCGCGCGTTGACTGGGTACATAACCCGCAAACTGCAAAGAGGCAACCTCGTGTACGCCCCCGGCATGTCCGAGGAGGAGGTTTCCAAACGCATGACCGAAGACACTTGGGACCACAAGGCCAAGGGTGACTTCGAAGCCTATGATAGCAACCAAGGGAGAGATATGGGCCGCGAAGAGGTCGACACTTGCAAGGCCTACGGCTTGCCAGTCGCACCGCGGCAACTCCTCAGAGCTAACACCGAGTTCATCCACGGATCTTCGAGAGAAGGCGTCAAGTTCAGCCTACCATATTCCCGCATGTCTGGGGACCCACACACCACGCTCTTTAACACCATATGGAACCTCCTTGCTGTGTCGTATGTTTACTGCAAGGCCCGTGGTGTGCACCCCAGCGACATGGATTTTCTAGCCTTCGCAGGCGGGGATGATTCATCCGTGTTCTACAACGGGCCCAAAATTGATTTTGGGAAGGCATTGGCGAATATTGGTCTGCCCGCCACCTTCAAACACTGCACCAATGATGCCGAGATGGAATTCTTGTCTTGCAGACTGACCAGGACTACTGCAGGCCATCGGCTAATTATGAAGGTGGGAAGGCTTTTCGTCAAGTTCTCGCACTCTGTGCGAGCCGACACCACCAACGGAACCGCCATATTGGCCGGGGCCGTGAATTCTGTCCGAGCCAATCTGCAAGGGTCTCCCATAGGCTTGGCGTTCTTGGCCCATTGGGACCGGATAACCCGCGGTGTGGTCGCAAAAGAAAGCCCCGCAGAACCGTGGAAGATGACCTCTAGTTTCACGGGCAATCCTACATCAGAAACATGGGATGACCTTTACGTTCAGTATGGTTGGACCCGTGAACTCCAAGCGGCTCTGGAGAGTGATCTGGCCAAGATAACTGGACCAGGTGAGGTGTCCGATTCCCCCGTGTTACAGATGTTGGCTGACATTGACACCGGCCGGAAAGACCCACTGTGGTTCCCTGAGCCAGAGAAAGATGCTGACGATGAGAAGTATCCCGACACGCCAGCTAGCCAAGAGGTCTCTGAGCATTGGTCTCCCTCCAACAAGGAGCGTAACGCCGAGCAACATGCCCTTAATGGCAACGGCGAGACCGCTGTTAATATGGACGAGGAGAAGCATTTGATATTCGGAGCCGTATCATTGCCTGTGCCCGTCCCACACTCTCGTGGTTACACTGGTGCCACTAGATCCGTGCACCACATCAGTTCTGCCGACACTGGCATGGCAGCCACTGATATTTATACGGGAAACAAGGAGATACCCTGCTCTTGGCACGTCAGTCAGACCTGCTCTTGTGATGCAGGCTTCTGCGTGTGTGGCACGGCCAAAGGCCCATGCCGCTGCGTATCAAACTGGTATGACAACGTGTTCAGCAGAGATCAAAGCCCGACGGCGGGGTGGACGGCTTACGTCAAGATCTCTGGAGAAGTGCACGCCGTTGAATTCGATGTGGGCACGAGCCTGTCCAGCATACTTGACACAGCGATGGACAACGTGAGCACGGACTGGGCCAATTTCGTCATTTACATTGACGGAAAGATCGTGTCCCAGTTCAACGAGTCATACCCGGAGGACAACGCGTTCATTGACGTTCGCCCTAAACTCAAAGGCGGCGTTCAATGCATTGTCGA